TTCATGGTAGATAAAAATGTTCTCAATGCGTTCCAGATTTCAGAACCTTTAGCATTTGTATGTGATTGTATTTCAGCACCGTCTGTCCAGATTAACTCTGGTTGTAAATTCATGTATTCTTCGGGGTCATCTGGTAACCAAAAGTTATTCTTTACTTCTTGTATAACTGTTGCCTGTTCTGGTCTTAACATAGCAGGCTTATCATCAAAAAAACTATTAGTTTCTGCTGTAGGGTATCTATCTTTTACTTCTAGCCATTTCTGATATAAAGTATATTCTTTTACATTCATAGCAGATACATACGACAAGTCTTTAATAAGAGCCTGTTTTAGTTCTTCCGTATCTACATCTGGTATTTTATCTAAAGGATTGTTATCTTGCCAACTTTGCCATTGGTCGTCAATAGTCATGCCTTTTTTCCACGCATATGTCATAATGTATATCCTACTAAATTATTATTGATTTGTCAAGCTTCCTTTGGTTTCTTACTCTTTTCTACCTTTTTCAACATTTTAGTTCTTTTATCCATGGCTCTTTTCAACTTAAACTTACTAACTCTCTCTGTAAAGTTTCTACCTAACATATGGTCATATTCATGTTGAACGATTCGGCTCATCATTCCGTCTAATTGTGCTTCTTGTAAATCACCATTTTCATCTGAATACTTTAAAACACATTTTCTTGGTCTTTTAATATCTAAAAATATAAACGGATATGTTAAACAACCCTCTTTCATCATTACTTCTTCCTCGCCGGTAGAAATAATCATAGGATTAAAACAAGTCATTTTCAGTCCGTTCTCTATTTGTGGATGACCACCAACAACAAACATATTAAAAGGTAAACCTACTTGATTAGCTGAAAGACCTATACCACCATATTGTGCCATTGATTTAAACATAGCTTCGGATAATTCTTTTCTGTCTTTTATATCCTCATCTTTTAACATTTCGTCAACAAATGGAGCGATTGCGTTATTGACTCTAGGGTCTGTTGGTGGTATCAATTTTAGTTCTATCATTTCACTTCCTCTTCCTCTGTAAATGTAAAGTTTATGTTTAAATTGGTTCTAAACAATACATCTGTAGCAGACACCGTTTGGTGTTCCAAATGTGTAGGAAATATTAAAGCTCTATTTCTCTTACTATAAACATTTTCTTTTGTTTTTTTAAATTGTGTATGTCCATTACTATCTTGTAAGTATAATAATATAGTATGATAACCAGGTTTATCAATATCTTTGTGATGACCCATTTCAACTGGTTTGTTTGTTGTTCTTACAAATAAATTAGCCTTAGCATGGACTATTTTAACTACATTAATTTTATCTTTCTTAATAGTTTTTAAATAGTTTTTTACAACCATACTTGGTAACTTTTCAGAATCATCATATTTTGCTACCCAATCTTTTATCATAACATGGAAGAATTGAAAAGCATTATCATCTTTAGAAAAATGGTTTGCTTTTCTACTGTGTGTCCAACATAATCCTGGTAAATTTATATGATTATCTAATTCTGTAAAATCTTTTTCATCTAAAAAGTTATCAATAATTTTTATCATGCTTGTTGTAACCTTGTAAAGTTTTTATATTTCTCATACTTAATTATGTTTGTAAACTTATCAAATAATATATCACCTTTATGAGATATAATAAAGATATTCTCGTTTTCAAATTGTTTAATAATTTTAAAGAAATCATCCATACCTTGGCCATCCAAACTACTATCAAATATTTCATCTAACATTAATAGATTGGTATTTGTACTATTTTTCATTTTAGCAATCTGTCGCCAAGTAAATAGTAAGGCTAAGTCAATTCTCATTTTCTCTCCCTCACTAAAACTATTGTAATTAAAGGTATCTCTAAATCTACTTTTAATTGTTTCGTTAAACTCCTCATCTAAATTAAAGTTAACATAGAAGTCCATAGATTGTAGATGTTGATTAATTAACTGATTCATAATAGGTAGATACTTTTTAATAATCTGTGCCTTTGCACCTTTGTCATTTAGTATTTCTCTTAATACATCTACATATTTCTTTTGTTGAGTTACCTTATCTAATTCTTCTTCAGCTGTTTTTAATTGTTCAGACATATCAACTAAATCTTGTTTAATACTATCAATATCATTATTTTGTGCCATTGATATATCTAAATGTATTTGGTCACTATGTTTTTTTAGGTTTTCTAGTGAAGTGTTTATCTTCGCTATCTCTACATTCATGTCTTGTATCTTGTTTGACATTTTGCCCATTTGTACCACTTTCTCTTCCTGTTTCGTAAGTTCTTCGGCGAGCTCTGACAAGCCTGTGGAAAGTTTCGAAATGGTTGTGCTTTCGTGTGTACATTTTTCTTCCTTAAATTGTTTGTCTATTGATTGTGTGCATACTGGACAGGTATCGTTTTGTTGAAAAAACTCTAGTGTCTTTTTATGTGTAGATAGATTTGTTTCTATCTTTGCTTCTAGTTTTTGTAGTTGACTATGTTTCATATCAACTTTTAATTTGTCTTTTACCTTTTCTTTTTGTACAGCTATTGATTCATTCAGTTCTTGTATCTTTTTCTCATAATTAGATGAATCCAAGTTGTTTTTATCAAGTAATTTTTGTCTATGTGTCTGGAAGTCTGTTCCTTGGTCTTCCAAAGACTTTAGATGTTTTGCTTCAGTTTCATATTTGGTCTTTATTAACTCCGCTTGGTGGCGCACCTCCGTAAGACTTTTTTGTAAATCACTCTGTTGAGAGCGTAAAATTAAGTCCATTAAGCCAAAAACTCTTATGTCCAAAATTTCTTCAACAACCTCTCGTCTATATCTTGGTTTCATCTTCATAAACGGCTCATACGCTGAAGAACCTAATATTACAACCTGAATAAATGACCTATAATTTAGTTTCATTATATTCTGTTCTAAATATTTTTGATAGTCAATACTACTTGCGTCTTGGTTTAGAAGTTTGTCATTTTGATATATCTCAAATAGATTTGGTTTGATACCTCGTCTTATCATGTATTGATTTGTACCTACTTCAAACTCTACTTCAACAAGCGTGTCACCATTATTGATGGTGTTGACCATTTGGTCTTTCTTAATAATTCTAAATGGTTTATTAAATAAGGCATAACACAATGCGTCAAGTAAAGTAGATTTACCACTACCATTACTACCTACAATTAGTGTTGTTGAAGATTTATCTAATTCTACTTCAATTGGTATATTACCTGTTGATAGAAAGTTTTTGTATCTAATCTTTTTAAATTTAATCATTTACTTGCTTCACCATATAATTCTCTAGCAAACTCTTTTAGTTTGTGTTTATTTAATTCGCCTGTTTCGGCTTGGTCAATATAGTTACCTAAAAATGTTAGTGTATCTTCTCCTTGTTCTAATATATCACTTCTAACTGTAGAAGCTACATCAATAGGGTCTTCTATGATTTGTAATTCATGTACGGATATTGTATTGTAAAATCTTTCAACAAGATTGTTATACATATCTTCATCTGTTTTGTTGGTAACAAATATTTTAACATAAGAGTTATCAAACTCTGATAAATCAAAATCAGAATAATTTGTTTCTTTATCATTATAATATAACTTCTTATACATTCTGTAAGGATTAGATACTCTTTCTACCTCTCTTGTATCTGTATCAAATATATGAAAACCTTTTGGACATTTATAATCTGACCATGTAATTTCATATTGTGTTCCTAGATAATAGATACGGCCATCATCTGACTTTTTGTGAAAGTGACCAGATAATACTTTTTCAAATTTATTAAATTGAGTTTTTTCTAATCCGTGGTCGTTGAAGTGGCCTTTGTGCATTTCAAAGCCTTTAACTTCGAGATGACCCATAGCAATGGTTGTAGTAGAATTGTCAATAGCATATAAACTATCATCATAGTTATCATCACAAATCCAAGGCAAGAAAAGTATATCAAGACCACCAAAGTTGACAGTATTAGGTCTAGTATAGATTTTAGCACCTTTGTTAATGTTGAGATTTTGTAAAGCATTTACTTCGTTTGTATTTTTGTAATAAGTGTCATGGTTGCCTATAATGATATGTGTATCAATATTTAGGTCTTCAAGCCTGTTCCAAAAAACTTGTTTAAAGTTATGTGCTGTATTATGGTTTATAAACTTTCTTCTATCTACCACATCACCAAGATGTACCAATGTCTTAATATCATGTTCTTTCAAATAGGGAAAGAAGACATCATTATAAAACTTATTTTGGTATTCTATAAAAGCAGGTGAATCGTTACGGCAGCCAAAGTGTGTATCATTCAGTAGCGCTATCTTCATTAATAAAATATTCCAAAGTTGATTTTGATTTCTTTTTAGTTTTCTTTTCTTTCTTAGCTGGTTCGTCTATGACGGTATTCTTTTGTAAGAATTCTGTAAACTGATTTTTAAACTCTCTATCTTCTCCAGGTTGTAATGTCAAATCATCATAATTAGCTTCCATTATTAGTTTCTGCTTAATGGTTGTTTGTTTTTTTTCTTTCTGTATTCTTCTAATAAAAGCATAATATATTATTTGTGTAAAATACGCAAACGGATTATTAGATTTTTCTGGATTAAAGTTATTCAAATATTGTAAACAATTCTCTATACCATCACTTATCATATCATCTCTAAAAGTATAATTAATAAAATTAGGTCTATATGATAGATGATTCGCTATCTTTAAGAAACAACTACCAATGTAATCTGTAACAGGAGGTCTATCTAACTTTTTCTTTTCAGCTAGATTTACTGCCTTTTTATACTCAATCATGGCAGCCAGAAACTCTTTGTTATTTACATAATGTTCTTTTGCTGTTTTAGTTCTTTTATTCATACTTGCCATAATACACTATCCTTTTGTTTTTGTCAATGCTAGGTTGAATAAATTTAATTTAAAAAATAATTTCATCCACGCTTGACTCTTGTCAAAAAATGGATATAATGGACGGTGTCCGCCGTTAAGAGAAATACTCCTAAGCCACCTATTAATTACTTTGTTTTTATTTTTATTAATGGACTGTCGGGTCTTCATCATCAAATTCATCAAATATTTCATTAACTTCTTTATTTTGTTCATCACTCAGCCTTTCACGCTTAAAATCAACGCTTTGTACTTTTTCAGGTACTTTATCTAATATACCATAATCTTTAATAATATTTACATAAGATTTCTGCATTTCGTTTGTGGCGTTTGTTATAGTCATTATCTTTTGTTTTGGAATAGTAATAACTTGGTCGCTAGTATAAGCCGCCCACTTTACTAAAGCCACATAATCTCTAAAACCCCCAGGTGTTAATTGTGGAATGTATTTAATTTGTAATGGTTTTGTAATTCTTAATAATGCGTGTTCTTCCGGCAACTGGTCACTTGGAAACGAGCAAACAATATCATCACCGTTTTCTAATTTAACTATTTTTATATTAGTTGACATATTATTCCTTTACTAAAAAATCAAAGTTAATAACAGTTCTAACAGGATAATTAATAGGATTATTACCTGCGTGTATCGTATCACCTTTGAAGTATAAAGCTTTGCCTTTTTTAGGAGCAAATCTTCCTATTTCACCTTTTATACTCTGAATAATCTCTACATGAGTTTCAGAGCCAAATCTTTCTTTACTATCAAACAATATAGTATCACCATCACTATCCTCTGGATAATATATTAATGTTTTATAATTGGCAACACCACCAAGGTCAACATGAGGTACATTATATTTTGTTTCATCATGTCCTGGATATTGTAAAGTTCTTCTTATTCTAATTCTTAAAACCTTATCAATAGTAATTCCTTGATTGAATTCAAAATAATTTAGTATAGGCATTACCCTATCTAAAACATTATCATTTGAGTTTGTACCTTTTTCACTATCTTTTACTGTATGATATAAGCCTGGCGAATATGTTATATTATCAAACCTTGGCACAACTAGTTTTTTATTGTATATACTAGATGTGTAATACCAAGGAAAGTAATCGTCTTCTAACATTTTACTTACCTTATCTTGATATTCTTCAGGTAAAAAATTATCAATAACTTTAACCATTACTTAAATCCACATTATGTATTTCATAATCAAACTCTTCCTCATTGTAAATATTTATCCTTTCTCTAAAATGAGCTAGAGTGTAATTCTCTTTCTCCTTAAAGGATAAATCATCTGCAATATCATATAAAGTAGCCTTTGACTTATTATCTTTTAATCTTAAACCACGACCAATACTTTGCAAGTTTCTTATCCTAGACTTAGAAGGACTAGCAAAAATAATGTTATGCAAGTTCCGTATATTAATGCCTGTACTG